TGCTCTTCCGATCTATCACTCCGGACTTCACCTCGTCCCGAATGACCTCCGTCATGATCTTGTTATCGGGGATGGAGCCGTAGCGCCTGAAGTGCTTGAGCGCGATATTGACGAGCGTGGCTTCGCCAATGTTCTCGAAGTATTCCGGCTTCAGCAGGTGGGCGGAGCGGCGCATGAACCCGTCGTCACGCACGGCAAACGCGGCGATTCGGGTCTGAAACGCATCGTCAAACTCGAACTTGACGACATCTGCTTCAGGTTCCGACGCCGCTGGCGTCGAAGCCGGTGTGGCGCCGGAGAAGCTGGCGCCGACCATTTCAACGACGGAGCTTTCCGCCGCAGCGAGTGCGTCGCTCATGTTTAAGCAACCCCTGCTTCCTGACGGGAAGCGACGCAGAACTCGGAAATGTCGTGCTTGAACAGCACGCGGGTCATGCCGCCATCGGTCAGCACGGAGATGGTGTATTTGTCGGAGGTCTTGATCGTGCCGGTCACCGTCTCCTCGCAGCTCGCCTTGAGGAACGACACGGTCGCGCCAGACGCCTCCAGCGCCTTCAAGAACGCCTCGTGACCCTTCGGGGCAACCTTCGGCTTCTTCGGGCACATGGTGCCGCTCATGCGGGCGCCGCGACGTTGTTGATCGACACGAATTTCGTTGATGCTATCGGTGAGCATGGCTCTTTCTCTCCTTACGGGTGGTTGATGAACTGTGACATTATAGTCACCGCTTACTTACTCGATCAGGCGGAAACCTGAGCGACCGCATCATGGACATGCCGGAGGTCGAACTCTCGGATCGCCTCCTCAATGCGCAGCACGTCGTGAACGTAAAGTGCAGCGTTCAAGGCGTATTGCGGATGCCGGCGCGTCTTGATCTGCGCCACGACAAACTGCTCGTGTGCGCGCTGGTCTTCATGACCTGCATAGTTTTGCACGAGAAACCAGGGGTCGGTCGCAACCTGCAAACCTGCCTCGCGTTCTTCCTCCCACGCAAGCATCGCGTCCGTGATCAGGTCTTCGTTGGCGGTGATGTGCTGCGGGCGCGGCGCGCGGGTCCAGCCGTTTCTGAAGCACCAGCGCATTGCGTGGCGTAGGAAGAAGTCGTAGCGAATGCCGAGCCTGTCGCAGAGCTGGCGAAGACGCCAGAAGGACATCTTCTCCCGCGAGTTGAGGAAGTCTTTGCCCTTGAAGCCGCGCATGTATCTCAGATCGCGGTCAATGCACATCGCCATGAAGTCGCTGTAGGCCCGGCTGTAGCACTCAGCCAGATAATAGGTCGCCTGCATCGGATGGAGCCGACGGTAGTCGAACCATTTGGTCCGCATCAGCGCCGGCTCTTCCTTCACGTCCTTGTGCGGGACATGCTGAATCGTGAGGATTTCGTAGTTGAGAAAACCAAGACCGGCCCCGAAGAAGGAGCCGAGCCAGGTTGGGATCACTTGGGTCACTTGGGTCAATCCGCGTCGAGCTAAAAAGAAGTAATCACATTATTGTCAGTAACTACTTATCTTTTCGCTCGACCACTTCCGTCCCAAGTCTCCCAAGTCACGGCACCAAGTCGGGCTTGGGCTGATCGTAGGCTTGAACGATCTCCTGCACGATGCCGGAGCGCACGATGTCCGCGTTGGTGAAGCGAACGTGCTTGATGCTCGGGATATAGGCCAGGCGCGCAACGGCGTCTTCAAGCCCGCTCTCGCCTCTGATGTCCTTCTGGACCATGTCGCCATTGACCACGACGCGGCAGTCGTGACCGATGCGGGTTAGGAACATCTTCATCTGGGTCACGCTGGTGTTCTGCGCTTCGTCCAGGATGACGAAGGCGTTCTTGAAGGTGCGACCGCGCATGTAGGCCAGCGGAGCGGCCTCGATGATGCCGCGCTTGATCAGCAGATCGACGTAGCTCTTGCCTAGACGCTCGTTCAGAACATCGCGGAACGGCTGGAGATACGGGTCGAACTTGTCCTCCAGCTCACCGGGCAGAGCGCCCAGATTTTCGCCCGCCTCGACTGCGGGACGGGTGATGATGATCTTGTCGATCTGGCCCGCTTCCAGAAGCTGTGCAGCGAGCGCAGCGCACATCCAGGTCTTGCCGGTCCCTGCGGGTCCGGTCGCGAAGGTCAGAACGAACTGCTTCATGGCGTTGAGGTAGCGCTTTTGGCCCTCGTTCAGCGGCGTGATCGGGGAGGTGTCCCGCTTGACCGTTTGCCGTTCGAACTTTTCGAACGACGGCTCCTCCTCTTGATACCGCTGTTGGGAGCGAACCTGTTGTCGTCTTGATGGCTTTTTTGCCGCGCTACGTGCCATGATTTTCCCGCACTTGTGATGAATGGAGCCTCGACTATACCTCAGTCGTGACTTATCGGCCAGTCTTGACAAGTGCCGATCTAGGCCAGCAGAGACTTCACGACCGAGGCTTCCGTTTCGCTTCCCTCGCGGTGATACCACTTGCCGCCAGACACCGCGAAGTCGGTCACCGCCACGTAGTCGAAGTTCGTGGCGCGGGTCTGCGTGTCGAGGTTGATCAGCGCAAAGCCGTTGTGCCACTTCTCGCCCTCGCAGTAGCTTGCGGAGCGCATGTGGCCCGAGCCAAGCTGGTGCCACTCGTAGGCGCCGTAGATCGGGCTGAACATCGGCCAGACCTGATGCTGGTGGTGATGACCATTCACGCCAGGCAGGCCCATGTTGCGGGCGTGCGGGAAGTGATGGCAGATCACCGAGTCGAAATAGACCTTGTAGTTGTTCGCCAGCTCGCGCTCGAAATCGCGCTTGGTCCAGGCGGCCAGGTCGGCTTTGGCGATGTAGTTGATCTGGAACTCGTCCAGCCCGAGCAGCTTGCCGACCGTGAAGCCGTGCAGGTCGCTCAGAACGGCCCTGAGAGCCGGCGTGGCGTCCGCGAGCTGTCGCAGCAGGCGTGCTTCATGGTTACCCTCGATGAAGTCGATCTGGGCGTTTGGACATGCTTCGCGCAGGGGTCGCAGGATGTTGTCGTGGGCGAACTTGATGCGCCCGACAACGTCCCACTCACGAGGATCAACCCCATACTTGCCGAACTCCGGCAGATCGAAGATGTCGCCAACCAGCGCAATCACGTCCGGCTGAACACGCCTGGCCGTGTCAATCAGAACGCGCAGAAAGAAGGGGTCGATCTCGATGTCGTGCAGGTCGGAGCACGTCAGGATCGTCTTGAAGCGGTTGCTGTTCGCCCGCTCGTATTTGTCTGCGTAGTCTTGACGCTCGATGTTCAGGCGTCGGTAGTGATCGACAGAGGCGTGCTTGGCGATGTGACGTTCGAGAGAGTGTTGGTGACGCGAGAGCTTCAGCCCGGCCTGACGCTTGAACTCCTCGAACGTGCCGGCCCACCGTGACCAGACGGACTCGGCAAATTTCCCATGAACGCGATAGTAATTCCGTGAAATAGAAATCTCAGGATGGGCAATCGCAAGAGACCGAAGATCCTCGACGCACTCGTCCCGCGTCCCCTCTTGCAGTTTTGGGATAAGTGTTTCAGAAAGTGGCGTCTCACCGATAACCCCATAATGCGGAATTTTGGGACTCGGGCGCTTTCCCTTGTGATTGTCGGCCAGCAAGGCGTCTTCCAAAGACATTCCCGACCGGAATACTCGATTTCTCAGCGTGCCCTTGTTGATGCCAAATTCATTCGCCCATTCGTTGATTGTTTGGCTCCTGCCAAACGCCTCGAACATCGGAGTGTCGTTCCTCTCTTTAGCCCTTTCCCTCACCCGTTCAACATGCTCTTCCGAACACTTTCGGCCCTTCAGTTTCTCATTGCGCTTGTCGCAAGTTTCCTGACTTTGTTTCTTGCCAGTAAGCGATTTTGAAATCTTGGTCTTTGCCTCTTCTGTAAATGTGCGACCCTTTTGGGCCGCGCTCATCCTGGCCCGTGCCTCATCGGTGTATTTCACGCCAAGGTTTGAGTTGGCTGCTGGCGCAATGTTGTATCCACCCCGAGATATGTGACTGCGCAGCTCATTCATGTAGAACTGCTCGCGCTCAGTCAGCCTTTCAGCATTTGCCTCCATGCGTTCAAGAACGGAAAATTCAAAGTTCTCCTCGCCGTGCTTGTCCCAGCTCTTTTGAAGTGGCAAGCAATGATGGTTTCCTGCCCGAAGGTGGTGCAAGTGCTTGATCCACCTCTTTTGCAGATGAATCGCCTGACCAACATAAATCCTTCCGTTAATCTTGTTCTCGATCTTGTAGATTCCAGCGTCTTGCCCGGCTCGACTGACCAGCTCCGGGTAGGTGTCGTCATGCTGCTTGGCGCGACGCACTTCCGACGCACGGTTGCGGACAGTTTGATACGAAAGGCCGAGCGCGTGGGCGACATCGGCCATCGTGGGGTATTTCTCGACGTTGTTGTAGATCGCCGCGAAGGACGCGGCGGTTTCCAGAGAGATCATTGAGCGGCCTGTTGTTGGATGACGGACTCGACGTAATCGACTAGCGCGTTGTGGCGCTCGGCAAGCTCGTGGTATCGCTGGACGACTTCCAGGTCGTTGTCGATGAGTTCCGGGACTCCAACGTCGGAAGGGGCTTCGCCCGCACCATCGCGGAGGCGGGCGGGGTCAAAAGGCAGTCCCTCGCGGGCGCTGTCGAGCATCCAGACAGTGCCAACATCGAGAGTCCAATCGTCGCGAAGACGAAGGTTTGCCTGAGCTTCAGGAAGGCTTTCATGCGGCTTCTCCGGCGTGGGTTGCGAGACAGGAGGCTTGACGCGCTTGGCGACCTGCTTGCGGACCTCCTGGACGTTCTGGGTCGATGCCGCAACCTTCTCTTCAACCGCGACACTTTGCTTCAGGCTGTCCCTGACATCGACGGCGGTTTCGCGTTGAGATTCGACTGCGGCATCAAGCCGGTCGGCTTTTGTGAGCTGCTTGTTTGTCCATGCGCCAGCGGCAAAGCCGATGACTAGACTCGCGACAGCCACAAGGGCCATGTTCTTTGCGTCATTGAGCATGTGTCACCCGTGACTAAGGCCAAAAGACGCGACTGCCCGAACGAGGCGGCACGATCTGCACATGCACCCAGGTGGGCGTGGCGTCCGGGTGTTCCATCCACAGCCCGCACTCAATCAACGCCACCTGCCCTGCCGGCGTTACCAGCCAACGCTTGAGTGCGCGCGAGGCGTCTGCAATATCGATCGCTCGCCCGAGGGTGTGGTTCGACCGGCGAGCACCACCGATTGCGGTATTCACGGCGGGCGGGCGCCAGCCCGAATTGACACGCCGTGGACGAGCGTCGCCGGTCGCTTCAACGTAGAGCGCCAGCAGCTTGTTCGCCCGCTCGACCGTGACAAGCGCGTTGGACCGAATCTCGTCGGTCAGTTCGCTCGCATGGGTTGCGTCTCGCCCCATGTAGAACTCTTTGAGGGTGATCACTTGCCCACCCCGATACCCACTTCGTTCAGGCGCTTCTTGAAGCGCCACTCGACGATCTTGATGAACTCGGCACCCATGTGGCCGGCAAGGCCGGCGAGGATGCCGGTGAGATAGACCGGCACGTTGAAGTGCAAGCAGCCAAGCAGGCAGATTAGGCCAGCAAAACCGCTCATCGACAGGTGGATGAAAGCCTTGGCCCAGGAGTGCTGCTCGCCGGCAAGAATTTGCCGGAAGTAGCTCACAAGACCACCCCACATGGCGGTCAGGGTTGCGAGCCAGATGTGGAGCCATTCGACTTGGCCTGTTAGAAATCGCTCGGGCATCTCGGCACCGTACTTAAAAATTTGGATTTGCGGCAGTATATCCATTTTTGGCTCCAAAGGCCAGTCAGTCGTGACTTATCGTTCGTAGTTAAAAGAAGATGCCGGCGCGGCAGGCTTTTACTCACGACTGCGCGGACGACTGCCGCGCCAGACTCAGCACCTGTCGCGCGTACTGCTCGTCGCTCAGGAAGCTCTGCATGCAGTGCTCGTGCTGGCCGAACACGGTCAGGAACACCCAGTTGATCCCGTCGTGCGCGCGGCGCCAGCGCTCATTGCCGAGCAGCCGGCACTCGACGTAGCAGCGCGCCGAGACAGTCATGTCGTGGTGGCCGAAGAGGAAAATGCAGTGCAGGCCCTGAGAGAGCCAGGCGGCGATGCGCAGGAGGTAGTCTTTCACGACGCAACCTCCTCACCATCCTCGACCATCGGCTCCACCTCAAGGGTCGTCTCCGCAGCCAGTTTTGGCTCCGGGTTTCTCAATGCCAACAGCTCAAGGCCGGGCGTCGAGACCGAATCCATTGCGGCCTGCGCCTCTGCGCGCTCTGTAGCATCCGCATCAAGTGCTTCCTGGTTGATGACAGCGCCTTCTTCGTCCAGCGCTGGCGCAACCGTCTGCCGCCTTAGCCGCAGATAGGCTGGCTCAGCCGCAAGCACCTCGCGCAGAAGTGCCATGTCGGCGCGCGCTGCCTCGCCCGCCTTCCGCGCATCAAAGACGATCGCGTTGAATGCGGCGACCTCGGCTTGCTCGGCCGGGGTGAGCCGGTATTGCCCGAGGGCGGCGCCTTGCAGTTTGCGGTTGATGACAAGCTCCGCAGCCTCCGTGAATCGGGACCGGACCATGGCCTCGGTGCGGCGAGTGATGTCGGCGTCGGTCCAAACGTCCGAGGCCATCAGGTCGATGAAGCTCATGAATCACTCCTTGATTGCGTGAATTTGAACCCAGGCCGCAGTAGCCGGAGCGACCGCAAATTTGACCGTTTCCTTGAAGCCGTCGAACAGCAAGGTGTAGTCCTTCGTACTGCCCTGACGCTTGGCTGCACCATCGACATAGACCGCCTTGGTCGTATAGCCCACAGGCAAGGCAAACTCGGTTTGACCAGCAGTCGTATCGAAATCAAACGTGACGATCTCTTTGCTGCGTTGCGCGGCGGCTTCAGCGCGCTTGACCAGCTCCTCGCGCAGACCGTAAGCCGGGATCGTGATATCCACGCCAGGGCTGGACGTGGTGCGCGCTGCCAGCTTCACACCACTGGAGGCTGCGAGCTTGCTGTAACTGCCCGCAGGCACTGGCGTGACCTTGGTGCGAACCAGGCCGCTCCACTCCGAGATGTTCGTTGCAGAGGCTGCGACCCACGTATCGGTCGCATCGTCGTAGGACAGATCGACGATGGAGCCGCTGTCAGGCAGGCAGCACTGCGCTCCTTCACGGAACATCTGCTTTTCCTGCTCGTACATCCACACCGACTGCTCGGCAGTAGGCACGGTGGCCGAGAGCTTGAGCAGGGCGATCGAGCCAGGGAACGGCGCATCGAGGGCGTAGCTGTTGCCGATGGTCAATTCGGCGTTGCTGTTGTTCAACGTCAGTAGTGGCGCACCTGTTGCCGAAGCCACTTCCACCCCGTTGACCTTGATCGAGAGCTTGCCATCCGTGGTGTAGTCGGCGCGAGCGTTGAGCCAAGCGCCAGTGTTGTAGGCGGCAGCGGTGGTGACGGTGCGGGTGGTGGTGCCGTCGAAGGCGGTGGCGGTGAGCTTATTGGTGGCGTCGATACCAAACCGAATATAGGCGCCAGAACTGTGTTCTCGGCAGGCAATGGTTGCTGCCGCCGCATTACCAGTCGGCACATTCACCCAAGCCCCCACGCTCCACTCGCCCGTGCCGAAGTCCAGATCGGCCGAGTAGGGCTCTCGAAGGTAGTTCTCAGCGGAGAAACCAGAATAGGCGACCAGTTGAGCGTTACTGGCGACAGGGGATTTGGTTAGGGTGCCGGTGATGCTTGCGGGTTTAGCCTTGTACGAACGATCAGCTACCACTTCCTGCACGCTAATATTGTCGAATTCAACGTACCCGGTTGTGTACTTGCCGTTGTTCGCTGCGCGAAGACGAATTTCGGTTGTGGCCGCTGTCGCCGTGAACGTGGTCACGTTTCCAGCACCGATTTGCACAGCATTGCCGGGGCTCATCCGGTACGGCGTATTCGCAGTTCCGGCGTATCCATCGACATACACGCGGTAGGACTTGCCGACGACTGTAGTAATAACCTGAACTGCATCCGTCCACGAAGACCCATCACCGC